GAATCTATGTAGAATCTTTCCCCGGCTATTCTGTTTACGTCTGCATCCGCTGCCAGTGCATAAGTAGATGTACTAGTAGCAAGCGTTACTGTGCCTTGAGACTTGTTAATCTCAAAGTTACCAAGAATGTTTAGCTCTTGGATCGATTCGTTGATGTAATCTAATATGCGTGCTTTAGCGTCATTGACTAAACTTGAATCTGGATCAAGTCCAAGGTCACGTAATATGGGATTTCTTATTGTAGCGAGAGACACGGCTCCTCCATGATCTGCTTCATTGCATCTGCCCAAAGACTTGCATTAGTCTGGGCATTAAAGTTTTCTGTTACGTACATACGTGCTGCCTTACCCACTCTCCCCCGTAACACTGGGTCTGCTATCAGTTTCTCTATGTAATACTCACATTCTTCAGGCGTGTTGTATAAGAAGCCTGTTACTCCGTGTTCAACCACTTCGGAGTAAGGAGGGATATTTTTCATCACAGATGGTATGTTCAACGCTGAATATTCTATCCACTTGATTGGTGACTTACATACGTTGAACAAGTCATCCTTCAATGGGATTACCGCTATGTCAGCGTTCAGCAACATCTGTTTATACGGATGAGCTGGTGTTGCTACCCATCGGTGGAACTGATACTGCTTCCTGTTTACATCCTTGAATATTCCCTTGAACTCATGACCGCATATCTCAAGCTTAACTTTCTTGTGTCGCTTTGTGATGCTAGTCAGTGTAGGCCCAATCTCTACCAAGTCTTGGTAATGTGAACAACCACCATGCCACGTAATTCTAACAAGCCCATCGTTAACCATCTTTACTGGCTGCCAAATGCTGAAGTCAATTGAGTTAGGTAACACAAACACGTTATCGTTGAACTGGCTGTAGAACTTCTTAAGCTCTTCAGTTGTTACCGATACCGCATCAGCCATCTCTAAACATTTCTTAGCCGCTGCCACCTTCTTCTTGTTACGCTCAATGTCAAACTGGCCTTTACCATCCTGCCAAATCGTCAGCTTCTTGCCATCAAGTTCTACAACGATGTCCTCTGTCCCCATGTCCTTATAGTGTGGACTCAGTGGATTAATCTCAAAGATATTATCGTCATGATCAACGATGACCTTTTTGCGAGGTGTCATCTTATGCAGCACATCAATCATCTCAATCATCTGCTCGTTAGCTGCACGTGGTATGACTGCCACGTCACACTGCTCCAACAAGTCGAAGAGATCATTGTCCCCGCAATCAACTCCACCAATTGCTGCATCGATGCCTTTTTCTTCGTTTACATAAGAGATAGGTTGACGTATACGATATAGACCGCACGCTCCGTTATCTCTTAAGACACCACACACCTTGATGTCTTCACCTTCTTCATTGAACCCTATTTCTGTACTACTCATAGCTTGTCTTGAATCGCTGTAACTACTATGTCACCCATGTTGTACTGCGTAAGCTTCTCATTGGAGTACATAATATCCTTGTGGTACTGTGTAAGCCCCTCCAAAAACGAGAGGTTACTGCCAACATCTTCAATGCGATGTATATACTTCTGGAATACTTCGTTCTTCATGACTAAACAACAGCGTGGATAAGACATATCGTTACCACCAATATTAAACAACACTATGTCTTCGTTACGATCTTTAAGCTTCTCTACAAATTCATCATCAACGAGAAGTTCATCGTCATCTAAAAGAAGAACATACCTACCCTTGACATAGTCCTTGCAAGTTGAGAGCAAACGATTCGTTCCCAATAGCCCAACATCAACTTCCCCATGTATGATTACCTGATCATAATCTTGCCTCGTTTGGTTAGACAAAGAGATCATGTTCTTTGCTAACTTGTCTGGCCCGTTGTAGCATCTGGTAACAATTGTCAGATCTCCGATTTCTCCCTGCGAGTTCGTATTGCCAGACTTTGGATGATTAAATGACAATCTTACCGTTGGCTCTTCTGACTTCTCTAAATGGTATGTCTCTAGCATAGTGATGAGTATGTCTCGTGTGTGCTAAATATTCTCACAGCTCACATTTTCTCATGCATTCGTTACTACAGAAATGTAAGTATGTGTAGACCGAGTGAACCTCACCCTCGCTTGACTCTGCCTTATTATGAGGGAAATCACCAAACTTGATTACTTTACCGTTCTCGTTAAATGTATCACCACATGTACTACACTTGTACGATCTCACAACCACTCCTAGAAATTTTGGTTACAGGTACGAAATTCTGGATGATCCTCAAAGAAACGCCTTGACGCTTTAACGAATGCATGTTGATCACCATCAACAATATCTTTATACTTCGGGTTGTTCAGGAATATAGACGGGATGCTACCCACCTTACGCATCATCCGCTGATCCGTGAACCCATTGTCACTATACCTTCTCTCGTCTTTAACCTGTTCCCCTACGTCAGTCACATCTTGAACGTGGTCAATAACAAATTTCCTCCCCTCAAACTTAAGGCGTGTTGCTATGTCACCTATGTAGTCTTCATCGTGTTCCATTTACCAATCCTTTTATCTTGTCTAATGAAAGGGGGCCGAAGCCCCCAATCACCTTTGTTTACGAAGTAGTAAGTTCC